CAAAGCCGTATAGATGAAATCAATGAGCTTGAGGCAGGTTTGCTCTCAAGCCCCAAGTGGACAGCAGACAAGGTTAAAGGCGGTCAAGCCAAAAAGGTTGATGATGTCTATACTCAGCTTATTGTGATGAAAAAGGCAATAGAGCAAGATGCCAAGGAAGCTATTGACAGGAAACTTGAACTTGGTAGGTTGATTAACAAGCTGAAAAATCCAAAGAGCAGGTCAGTCCTCAGAATGACTTACATTACTAAGATGTATGTTGATGATGTTTGTGACAAAATGGGTATCAGTAGAACCACTTTCTATACTTGGAGGAATACAGCTATTTGTGAGTTGAATGATGTTTTGGAAAAATGGAACTAAATTGAACTTTACAAAACCGTACTGAACAAATCAATACTTGTTAGCACAGTTTTGATATTATGCTAGAATGGTAGTATCAAGAATTAAGGGTAAGGCACCTATGAAGTGTCTGCCCTTTTCTTTTTGTCCAAACAAACAAGATAAGGAGGTTGAGGCTTGGGTAGAGCAAGAGACCCCAACCGAGACAAAGCATTTGAAATCTATTCAGAACACAATGGAAACATTGAACTGGTTGAGATTGCTGAGCGTTTGGGTGTTTCAGCTGGCACTGTCCGAGGTTGGAAAAGTAAAGACCAATGGGAGCCTAAAGTAAAAGGAGCGCTCCAAAAGAAAAATACGGAACGCTCCAAAAAGACAAGGGGTGCTCCTAAAGGAAATAAGAACGCTGTGGGGCATGGAGCCCCTAAAGGGAATACCAACGCTGTCAAGCATGGACTCAGGAGAAAATACCTCCCGGAGGGCATTTCTGACTTGATAGATGAGGTTGAAACCATGACCCCTATAGATATACTCTGGGAGAATATAACGCTGACCTATGCTAATCTACTGCATGCTCAGCGTATTCTATTTGTCCAGGATATAGAAGATACCAGCACCTTTGTCACAAGCACAGGAAAGGCTGGCACAGGCTATGAACATCATACAGCATGGGATAAGCAAAGCAAGGCTCTAGCTGCAATAGCAAGGGCACAGTCAGAGCTTAAAGGCATGATTAAGACCTATGATGAGTTGACACGGTCACCACTTGTAACAGAGGAGCAACGCTTGAGAATTGATAATCTCAAAGCTCAGCTAGGCTCTAATGATGAGGATGACACAGTCATTACTGGATTTACATTTGATAGGAGTGAGTACAATGGCGATACTGAACCTAGCCAAACTGATTAACCCAGTCTTTGACAGCGTACTCTACACCCTCAAGAGCCATGTAGTGCTGAAAGGTGGGCGTGCCTCTACTAAGTCCTCTGTAGTGTCTATTGACCTAGTGAACAGCTTTATCAGTGACCCTCTAGGTAATGTGGTAGTACTACGCAAGGTTGGTAAGTACCTGAGAATGTCTGTCTACGAACAGATAAGATGGGCGATCTATGAAATGGGGCTAGCTAATCAGTTTCACTTTGGTAAGTCACCGCTACAAATCACCCACAAGAAGACGGGAACAGCGTTCTATTTCTACGGTGTAGACGACCCCATGAAACTCAAATCACAGAAGATAGCTAAAGGTTATGTCATGGCTGTCTGGTTTGAGGAGCTGGCAGAGTTTGCAGGACGTGAGGACATTGACATAGTTGAGGATACCTTTATCCGTCAAGAATTGCCAAACGGCAAAGAGGTCAAGGTCTATTTCACTTACAACCCACCACGCAACCCTTATGATTGGATAAATGAGTGGGTAGCAGAGAAAGCGGGTGACCCCACCTATCTCATACATCACAGCACCTATCTTGATGACAAGCTAGGCTTTTTGTCTAAGCAGATGAAAGCCAAGATAGCCAGGTACAAAGAGACTGACCCTGACTACTACCGCTGGATGTATCTAGGAGAGGTGATAGGGCTTGGTAATCATGTCTACAACATGAACTACTTTAAGCCACTAGAGAGCCTCCCTGATGATGACAAGGTGATAGGTATATCTTTCGCAATGGATACCGGACACCAACAATCAGCTACAGCGTGTGGTGCTTATGGTCTGACTGCAAAGGGCAATGTAATTCTGTTAGATACATTCTATTACAGTCCAGCCGGTCAAGTAATCAAGAAGGCACCGAGTGAATTGACTGTCATGGTTAGTAACTTCATTGACAAGGTACTTAAACAGTACCGAGTGCCAAAGCTACGCATGACCATTGATAGTGCTGAAGGTGCTTTGAGAAACCAATATTTCAAAGATTTTGGTGAGCGATGGCATCCGGTAGCTAAGAAGAAGAATCAAACCATGATTGATATGGTTATCAGTTTGTTAGCTGAAGGGCGTTTCTATTACCTCGACATTCCAGCTAACAAGATATTCTACGAAGAACACAAGATGTATCGATACGATGAAAAAACGATACATTCTGATGATCCGAAAGTTATTAAAGAGGATGACCATACAGTCGATGAGTTTAAATATTTCGTTTTAGATAATGCCAGAGACCTCGGTCTTAAAGCATAGGAGAAAAGAATGGGAATCATACAGACCATTAAGGACTTTTTTAAAAGGAGTAATTACGTGATAACTAATCAAAGTCTAAACAGTATCACAGACCATCCTAAAATCGCTATATCACCAGAAGAATACAGTCGTATCATGGACAATCTACGCTATTTCGCAGGGAGTTTTGACCGTGTGAGCTATCGAGATAGCAATGGAACGGATTTAAAACGTGATTTCAACCACTTGCCTATTGGGCGGACGGCATCGAAGAAGGTTGCTAGTCTCGTATTTAACGAGCAAGCTAAAATCCAAGTCGATAACGAAACCGCTGATACATTCATCAACGAGACACTGAAGACTGACCGATTTAGCAAGAACTTTGAACGCTACCTAGAGAGCTGTCTTGCTCTTGGTGGTCTGGCTATGCGTCCATACGTTGACGAAGACCGTGTCAGAGTGTCATTTGTACAAGCACCAGTCTTCTTGCCGCTGCAATCGAACACTCAAGATGTATCCAGTGCTGCAATCGTGACTAAAACACTCAAGACAGAAGGCCAGAAAGTAAAGTACTACAGTCTGATTGAATTTCATGAGTGGACTAAGGACGGCTACACAATAACTAATGAGCTATATGAGTCTGAATCTAAAACTCGCATTGGTCAACGTGTACCTTTATCAATGCTCTATGAGGATTTAGAGGAAACTGTAACGTTAAATGGTCTTACAAGACCGTTATTTACGTACCTAAAACCGCCCGGAATGAACAACAAGGACATTAACAGTCCTCTAGGTTTGTCTATCTTCGACAACGCTAAAACAACGATGGACTTCATCAATACCACTTATGATGAGTTTATGTGGGAGGTCAAGATGGGTCAGCGTAGAGTTGCGGTTCCTACTCAAATGATTAAGACAGAGTACGACACGAATGGTGAGAAAGTGACAGTCAAACGTGAGTTTGAAACAGGTCACAATGTCTATGAACAATTCGACAGCGGTGACATGGATAAGGGTATCGGTATTACTGACCTTACTACTGATATCCGTTCGGATGATTACATTAAAGCCATTAACAAAGGACTGAGCTTGTTTGAAATGCAATTAGGTGTGTCCGCTGGTATGTTTAGCTTCGATGGTAAAAGCATGAAGACTGCTACTGAGGTCGTCTCAGAACAATCAGACACATATCAAATGCGGAATTCTATCGCTACTCTAGTTGAGCAGTCACTAAAAGAACTTGTAATCTCAATCCTAGAGCTTGCCAAGGTCTACAATCTATACGCTGGTGAGATTCCAACAATGGATGAAATAAGCGTGGATTTGGATGACGGCGTATTCAACGACCGTAACGCTGAGTTTGATTACTGGTCTAAGATGGTAGCCGCTGGATTTGCACCAAAAACGATGGCTATTGAGAAGACACTTAATGTCACCGAGGAACAAGCTCAAGAGATTTACCAAGCTATCAATGACGAAACTGTGGTAAGCACTGATAGTTTTAGAACTGACGACGAGGTCGATATTTACGGGGAGTGATAGGCTATGACTAAGAAGAAACCTATCAAGTTAAACGACCAGCAACTAACGCTTGACGCTAGTAGAGTAGCGGACATCTACCATCAATTAACCGTGGACTTATTCGACCAAGTAATTGACCGAGTGAGAGAGCGTGGGACAGCAAGTCTTGAAGACAATCCATATCTTTGGCAACTCGAAAAAATGAGTGAGATGGGTTTGCTCAACAATGCTAATATCAAGCTTATTGCTGAATATTCTGGTGTTGCTGAAGAACAATTAAGATACGTCATCGAGAATGAGGGCTATAAGGTATACAAGGACACCAAGAGCCAGCTACTAGAAGCCTTGGGCAGTAATGGTAACTTCATCACGAACAATCTTATTCAGACTAATCTAGCAAACTACGCTAATCAGACGATGGGAGACCTTGACAATCTGATTAATACGACGCTACCTAAGAGCGTTAGAAAGGTCTATCAAGGAATTATTGAGGAGACTGTCGCAAAAGTTGTTACTGGTTTAGAGACTCCTCAGAAAGCTATATCAACCACTGTTATCAAATGGGCTGATAAAGGTTTCTATGGTTTTACTGACAAACAAGGCAAGCAGTGGAGAGCTGACACATACGCAAGAACAGTTATTAATTCGACATCATGGCGTGTCTATCGTGAAGCTAGAATGGCACCAGCTAAAGAATTAGGCATCGATACATTCTATTACTCGATGAAGCCAGCAGCTCGTGAGATGTGCGCACCGATTCAGCATCAAATCGTAACGTTTGGCGAGACTAGAGTTGAAGAAGGCGAGAAGATTTACTCGCTGTTAGACTACGGATACGGTAGCGCTGGTGGTTGTCTTGATATTAATTGCCATCATACGCTAACGCCTTACGTGGTAGGTATTAACTACAAGCCAGACCTACCCGACCACCTAGCCAATCTGACACCAGAGGAAGCAATCAAGAACGCTAATAGCCAGTCTAAACAGAGAGCTATAGAGCGCTCTATCAGACAATCTAAGGAGCTTCTACACGTTGCTAACAAACTAGAGGATGACGAGCTAATAAGCAAGTACAAGGGACAAGTCAAGGCTAGACAAGCAGCAATGAGGTCTTATTTAGCACAACATCCATTCTTGCATCGTGATTACTCAAGAGAGCGATATTACAGCGACCCTTTGAGAGAAGCTGAAGCAGAGATAAAGCTGCGTAAACACCAATTTTGAAAGCTACGGAATAATCGGATTTGAAATCCGTAAATTAGACGGGCGAGGGCGACCAAAATAAAAAACAAACCGTATCAATTCGACACGGTTTTTCTTTTGACCTGTCGGATGTCGTAAAACTAGGCAAATTCAGTCCCTTGGACGTAAAACAAAGGAGTTTTAAACATGAGTTTGAAACGTGACATGTTAGTTGAAGCTGGTATTACAGACAAGAGTGTGATTGACAATATCATGCAAGCGTACGGGGCAGGTATTGAGAACGCTAAATCACAAGCTAAGTCTGAGCTGCAAGCTGAAAACGACAGCCTTAAACAACAACTTGAGCAACAAAGCCAGGCACTCAACGACTTGCAGGCTAAAGAGGGAGCTAGTGAGGAACTCAAACAACAATTGACGGACTTACAAGCTAAATTTGACACTTACAAGACTGAGAATGAAGCTAATCTTGCTCAAGTTACCAAATCAAACGCTATTCGTCTGGCTTTGAAAGACGTGGACGCTCACAATTCGGATGACCTTGCTAAATTCATCAATTTTGACGAAATCGAACTTGATGAAGCTGGTAAACCTAAACTAGATAAGGTCATTAAAGGGTTGAAAGAAACAAGTCCATATCTTTTCAAACAAGAAGAACAAGCAGCACAGCCTAAAATCTTCGCTGGGGGAAACCCAACTGCTAGTCAGAATGGTCTCACTAAAGAAGATTTTAAACGCATGGGAATCAATGAGCGTCAAGAGCTTTTTGATAAAGACCCAGAGCTATATCAACAACTGAAAGGATGAATAATCTATGGTTCTTGGAACAACAACGACTGCACAAGTCATCAATCCACAGGTTATGGCTGACATGGTATCAGCTAAATTGCCTAAACTAATCAAATTCACACCACTCGCAGTGGTAGAAACAACTCTTGTAGGCCGTCCGGGGGATGAGCTTACAGTGCCACAATGGACGTATTCTGGTGATGCCACTGAAATCACTGAAGGGCAATCAATTCCAATCGACCAACTTGGCACTAAAGAAACAAAAATGAAAATCAAGCAAGCCGGTAAAGCTATTGAAATCACTGATAAAGCCGCTTTGGTCGGGCATGGTAATGTCTATGGTGAAGCTACTAATCAGATTGCTTTGGCTATCGCTAACAAAGTCGATAACGATATCGTTGAAGTTGCTAAAACAGCGACACAAAACATCACTGAAGCTCCTGTTTCAGTAGCAAATATTGACAAAGCCTTGGAAATCTTTGCAGACGAAGAAGACGCTCGTTATGTAGCGCTTATCAATCCAAAAGATGCTATCAAATTGCGTGCAGACGCTGGTCAAAACTGGTTGAAGGGTTCAGAAGTTGGTGCTGACGTTGTCGTTTCTGGCACATTCGGTGAAGTGGCTGGCGTGCAAATCGTCCGCACTAAGAAAGTTGAAGAAGGTAAAGGCTTCCTCGTTAAAGTGTCTTCACTTCAAACAGACACAGACGACGATGCCAAATATGGAGCATTCGTGATCAATTTGAAACGTGATGTCATGATTGAAAATGACCGTGACATTTTGAAGAAAACCACTGTTTATTCTGGCGATGAATATTACGGTGTCTACCTGTACGACGACTCTAAGGTGGTTAAGTTCGGAGGTGTTTAATGGGTATGCTAATGCGTCGACATTTGAGCGACAATGAACCTACTTCCGCTACTGAAACAGTAGTGGAAGTGACTGAAACACTAGAAGACAAGACCGTTTCTGACTTGCGAATCATTGCACAACAACGAGGCTTGACTGGTATTTCAGCACTTACCAAAGCGGAACTCTTAGACCTCCTAAAATAACAGAAGGAGGTGGTTAAATGACCTATTTAACCGAAACAGAATTTTTAAAACTTGGTTTTGAAGACGTAGAAGACTTTGAAACACTAGCGGCTAGAGCTAAGCTCATTGTTGATTTATATATCAAAAACTTCTACGATTTCACCGATTTTGAAACAGACTTCGAGCCACGAAGGCAAGCGGTCAAAAAGGCGGTAGCTTATCAAATCGCTTATCTCGATTCAAGCGGCATTATGACTGCAGAGGATAAGACATCGTTGGCAAGCATGACTGTCGGACGTACTCATGTAAGCTATCAGAACGGCTCTAAATCGTCCAACGGTGGTCAGAGATACAATCTATCCCTTGACGCTCTAAACTGGCTGACACTAGCTGGATTTGGCTGTAAGGCGGTGGGCTATGATAGATAAACGCATGTTAGTTGATACTGTCACTATCAAGAAATTAACGGGAGAAACGGATGTCTGGGGTAAAGTAACGTATGATGAGCCCACAACCCTAAAACCCGTTAGATTTGATAGACAGTTCAATGTTAGCGGGTCAACTAACAACCGTAGCGAATCAAAACCCAGTGTTTTGTTCGTCTATCCGAAATATTGCTCAGTGGTGCTTGATGAAAGCTTTGAAAACGGCTTGATTAACGACGGTAAACGTGATTATAAGATTCGTTCCATTATTCCAGTCTACTATCCAAGGCAAAATAAAGTGTTTTGTTATGAAATCGAGGTGATCTGATGGGTGCTAATGTAACCGTTAAGGTTGACTTGCAAGGGCTTGAAAAGAAATGCAGTCCCGAAGCGGTCAAACGTGGGAAAGTTGCCATGATTAGCCAAATGATAGATGACATGGAACAGTTCATCCCTCGTAGAGATGGAACTTTGAGCGCTAGCGGTTCAGCTTTTAGCGATGGTGTTAGATATCCGGGACCTTATGCAAGAGCTCAATTCTATGGGTCTAGTTATAACAAAAATAGGAGCTTCACTTTCAGCAAATACACTACACCCGGAACTGGCAAGCGGTGGGATAAGAAAGCTATTCCTAAGCATGGTAAGAACTGGGGCAAGGTCGCACTTCGTGCCATGGGGGTTAATTAATGAACGACAACGATTTTTCAGAAGTTCTCGCAAGCTTCATCAATACGCTTGGACTGCCGTTGAAATGCAAACTTGATTATCTTTCAGAAGACGAGAGCCTTTCAGTCTATCCCTTGCCCGGTGGCAAAGTGGAAGACGAAGACATGGCTGGCACCCAGATTCTATCGCTACCTTATGAGATAGCCATTAAATCAAAGGACCAGCAAATGCTAAACGCTATCTTGTGGAAGATAAACACCGAGCTTTCAAAGATTGGCTTTGAGCTACCAAGTAAAAACAATTCATATACATTCCTAGCCTTGACCGTCGAGACACCGAGTTTAAACGATGCCGACGAGCAGGGCTTTTACATTTACTTGCTTGACCTACAAGCAACTATTGAAGTAGAAAGGAGCCTTAATTAATGGCTAAATTTAAAAATGCGATTCGCAAACACTATATCGCACCGTTCGATTCAGAACATCCAGACACTCCACCAACTGAAGATAAGTATATGTGGATTGCCAAGGGCATCAAAGAATCTGCACCAGAAAACGATGCAGAAGACGATGACGTTGCTTACTTTGACGGCGATGGAACCAAAGAAAAAGTTATCACTTCAAAATCTCGTGGTCGTTCGTTTGAAGGACACCGTGACTATGCTGATAAAGCTCAAAACTTTGTCGTAGACAAGGAAGATGCCGTAGCTGATGACCTTATCGTTTGGTACAAAGAAGTTACCGCTGATGGCAAAACTTACAAAGAAGGTCTTGCTCGACTTTCTGAAATCGAAGTGGGTGACGGTGAAGCGTCTGAGCTTGAAACAATCAAGTTCCAAGTTAACTGGTCACGTACGCCAGAAAAACACGAAGTCGCTGCATCACCAGCCGCAGCAGTAGCTGGAACTGGTTCAGAAGCTTCTGGCCGTGCTGCCCGAGAAACTGGGACACCAGTAGTAGGCGGATAATCTAACTAAATAAAACAAGATAAGACAACTAGAGGGATGGGGTTTAGCCCTTCCCCTCTTTTTTCGTATTAAAGGAGAAAAATAGCATGGTAGTAATTAAAAAACGTAGCAATGTCATTCCAGTCGATTTTGGTGAGTTCAAGCTTGAATTCCCTGTATCTGATAGCAATATTCAACGCATGAAAGCAGTCGGTGAAGACCTCGAAGCCAAAGCGCAACAATTCAAGGATTCAGACGATGACAAAGCGCTTGAAACACTCAAAGGACTTGTTGAAGATGGCTTTAATAAGACTTTTAACGATAAGGAAGCCTTTGGCAAGGTGTATCAGTTTGCTGGCGAATCTACTATTAATGCCATGGTCTATCTTATCGAAGCTATCAAGGGCATTACTGAAGAATTTGAAAATCAAAGCTCTAAAGAAGCCCTTGAAAAATATCTAGCTGAGTAGCAACTATGCTAGATATATCACGAAAACTAAGCGATAAGTTAGTTATCGATGACAAAGAGTATCTTCTAAATCTATCATTTGACAACGTCCTTAAAATGTTCGAAATGCTCCGAGACGAAGACATACCAGAGTACGTCAAACCTCATTTCGCTATTCGGATGTTAATCAGCCCGAGCCTTAAAGGTGAGACCAGAGAGGAAAAAGCTAAGTCATTTAACGAAGCGTTTGAAGGCTTCTCGATTGAGGAAATGTCAAAGGTCTTTAAATCGGTATTTGAGGAGCATATAAGCCTAGCAGACGTCGAGGACAACCATGTCGAGTACGATTTGGCTGGTAACCCCATGAAGACTACTGCAAACGATGATACGAAGCAGAGGGCGCCTTATGACATTCGATATGATGGTGACTATATCTATTCATCATTCGTGCAAGCTTACAACATGGACTTGTTTGACATGCAAGGGAAATTGCATTGGCGCAAGTTTAACGCTCTATTATCTGGATTGCCAGAGGGTACGAAGCTGACGGAGGTTATCAAAATCCGGAAATGGAAACCACAAAAGGGCGATTCAGCAGAATACAAAGAGGAAATGCGTAGGCTTCAGAAAGATTATGCTCTCCCTTACGAGATTATCGAAGAGGAAGAAGAATACGAAGAAGAATTTTAGAAAGGAGGGATAATCTATGGCAGATGGTACAGTCACGATTAAGGCGTTATTTGACGGCAAAGACGCTGAGAGTGGGGCTAAACGTATCAAAGGGGCGTTAGAGGGCTTGAAAGGTTCAGCCGGCAAGGTTGGTTCAGTGTTTAAGTCTGTTCTCGGTGCTAATTTAATCGGTGGTGCTATCATGGGCGGTATTAGCGCCCTTGGTAATGGCATGAAGTCGATGGTAGGCGAGCTTAATAGCTCAACTAAAGCGTGGAAGACCTTTGAAGGCAACATGCAACAGATTAACATGCCTACTGACCAAATCAAGCAAGTCAAAGGCGAGTTGCAGGACTTTGCGACCAAGACCATCTATTCAGCGTCCGACATGGCCTCTACCTACTCACAGTTAGCGGCAGTAGGAACCAAGAACACGACGGAACTCGTTAAGGGGTTCGGTGGTCTTGCAGCAGCGGCAGAGAATCCACAACAAGCCATGAAGACCTTGAGCCAACAAGCAACCCAAATGGCTGCTAAGCCTAAGGTTCAATGGCAAGACTTCAAACTGATGCTAGAACAAACGCCTGCCGGTATTGCGGCGATTGCGAAAGAAATGGGCATGAGTACCGCTGAAATGGTGCAAGCCGTACAAGACGGCAAGATTAAGACCGAGGACTTCTTTGACGCCATTGCTAAAGTCGGGAACAACGACACATTCAGTAAGATGGCCACCGAATTTAAGACTGTTGACCAAGCTATCGACGGTATGAAAGAGTCGTTAGCTAATAAACTAATGCCACAATTTGAAAAACTCAATCAGATTGGTATCAAAGCGGTGGTAGGGTTAACCGATGCTATTGAGAAGATTGATTTTAATAAGATTTCAGACGGAATTGGCAAAGGCTTAGAATCGCTCTGGAAAGGGTTCAGTGGCACTGGTGCGGTTAAGTCGCTATCCAGCACATTCAGCTATATCGGTAGCCAGTTAAGCGCTATGTTTAGCTCAATCAATGGCAATCAGCTATTGCAAGGGCTAGGCAGCGCCATTGGTGATATTGCTAACGGCATTTCAAACGGCTTAAGGATTGCTACTACATCAGTCAAGAGCTTCGTTAGCTCATTCACTGATACAGGAGCGTTTCAAGCCTTTGGGTCAGCATTAAGCACAACTTGGGACTTAGTCAAGCAAGTAGGTGCATCGTTTGCTAATGTGTTTAAAAGCTCAGAAATGCAAGCGGTCATCTCTGGACTCGGTACCGCACTAGGGACACTCGTTAAATGGATTTCGCAAGTAATATCTGCGTTCTCAAGGCTATTATCATCTATTCCTCAAGGCGTGTTTAACGGCCTAGCTGCTGGAATAGTGGCGATGGTAGCTGGTTTTGCGAGTGCAAAAGCTGCGTTAGCGGTGTTCAGCTCCGCTCTGAAAGGGCTTGACTTTATCAAAGGCCTTAACCCATTCAAAAAGTTTGGCAGTGACGCTGCTGCCGGCATGGGGGAAGCAACTAATAGCGCTAGACGTTCTAAGTCGACGATTACTCAGCTATTTAGCGGGATGTCAAACGTTATCAAATCGTCTGGAAATGCGATTAAAGGAGTGTTGACGGCCTTATTCAAAGGTATTGCCGAGACCTACAAAGGTTTTGGGCAAGGGTTGAAATTCGCCTTACAAGGTCTTAAAGGCCTAAGTTCAGCTCAAATACTTTCATTTGCTACCGGTATTGCTATCGCAGCAGTCGGAATCGGTGCTGGGATTGCATTGATTGTGGCGTCATTCTCGCTACTAGCAAGTCATGCAAGTGGTGTTTCACAAATCATTGGCTCTATCGGTTCAGCGTTTGGTACCGTTGTTGAATCCATCGGAAAGGCAGCGGGGTCTATCGTTGAAGCGTTTGGGACGGCGTTTGGTATCGTCATTAAGGCAGTCGGTGAAGCAGCACCAGGACTCGCCAAGCTTTCACCACTTGTTGAAGCTATCGGCACTGCTCTAGGCAATGCAGCCCCAGCCATTACAGCGTTTGGGAATGCTTGGACTTCTATTTTAGGAACGCTTCCAGCCATCATTGACGCTTTTAGTGGATTGGCTACCGCCCTAGGTTCTGCGATTAGCCAGATAGTTACAGCAGTAACTCCGATTGTCCAAATTATCAGCGACACAATCACGGCAGTAGCCCAAATCATTGCTAACGCTATCGTGGCAATCGCACCAGTTATCGCGAATTGTATTGTCCAAGTTGCTCAAGTAATCGGCCAATTCGGGCCACAGATTGCAATGGTCTTACAAGTAATCGTGCAGGCTATTCAAGCAACGGCACCAGTCATTATGACCTTGATTCAAGGCATTGTTACAGTCGTTCAGACGATGGCACCGGTAATCAGTCAAGTGATCTCTGCTATCGTTACCGTTGTCCAAACGTTAGCACCTATAATCACCCAAATCATTTCAGCGATTGTTACAGCAATCACTCAAATCGTGCCTATCATTACGGCAATTGGCGGTGTGATTAGTGCTGCATTTAGTGGCATTGCATCGGTTGTGTCAGCGGCAGGAATGGCAATCGCTACGGCCGCAATGGGTATCGGTACGGCTATTAGTACGGCCCTAAGTGGTGTGGCAAGCATTATTAGTGCTACTGGTTCAGCTATCGGAGCAGCATTACAAGGCATTGCCAGCGTAGTGCAATCTGTTGGGACATCAATTAGCACTGCGGCCAAAGGCATCGGAGACGGTCTCAAATCAGCGTTTGAAGGTATTTCAGAGGTAATTAATTCCGCTGGTAGTGCCATTAAGTCAGTTCTCGATGGATTGGCTAACGTGTTTAATTCAATAGGTACTGCAGCACAGAAAGCTGGGTCTGGATTCAACCAACTCGCTAATGGTGTTGTTAAGATTACCAATACCAACTTGGGAGACATGGCTGCATCTCTTGCGGCAGTAGCCAAAGGTGTCGGCTCTATTGGTGACAACTCAGCCGGGCTTGCTACGGCTGGCACTGGCATGGCTAACCTTGGTAATGGTATGAGCAAAGTTTCTAGCTCCGCTAATGGTGCAGTAGCTGGCTTGAGTAAGTTCGCAAGCACCGTCTCAAGTATCCAATCAGCGTTTTCTAACTTACAGACACTGTTAAGCACTGCTGGAAACTCATTCAGCACATTCTCAAGTCAAGCTATGCAATCCGTAAGTGGATTGACTGCAATTGTAGGGCCAATTACGACCTTCCAAACGCAAATCATGATGATTGTCCCTTCACTTATGCAAGCGGCTACAGGCTTGACTATGTTTAGCACGGTAGCAATGGGCTTGACTACTAGCTTGACCTCAATCGGTACGGCCATGACAGCGTTGACTACTAGTCTGACTACGTTAGCTACTCAGCTAACAATGGTAACAACTAGCTTCACAATGATGGCTACTAGCTCAACTATGCTAGGGACAAGCTTAACTATGATGAGTACTCAATTCATGATGATTGGTACTTCACTAACCATGCTAAACACTCAATTTATTACATTTGCCACGGGAATCATGCAAATGACAAGCCAGCTTATGATGGCTGGGTCAGCAGTAACCATGTTTGGTGCTCAACTCATGACTGCACAAGTCGGATTCTCAACTATGGGAATGATGACTACTATGTTAGCTACACAGTTAACGATGGTTACTGCCGCAGCCCAAGCTGCTGGAGCTGGTCTGGCAGTCGTAAGTGGTCAAGTCATGGCGTTGGCAGCCGTATTTGCTAGTGTCGCAGCATCAGCCATGATGTTGTCGGCAACTATGACTCAGCTCGGCATGGCGGTGTCTATGGGCATGATATCAGCAGTTCAAGCGGTCACTGTTGGGGCTATGCAAATGACTACTGCATTGCGTGCCAGTGGTATGCAAATGGTAGCCAGCGCACAAGCCTTCATGAATCAGATTGTCTCAGCAGTCAGAAACGGTATGAACCAAGTCGTTGCTGCAGTAAGGGTTGGCGGCGCTCAAATGGTTTCAGCCATGCAGTCAAGCGGTCAGCAATTAGTAGCAGTTACTCAAGCAGCAGTTAACCAAGCAGCAGCCGCAGCAAGGGCTGGCTATGGTGCCTTCTTCTCAGCTGGTGCATATATGGGCCAAGGGCTTGCAGCTGGTCTTAATTCTGCAATAGGAGCGGTTACAGCAGCAGCCAATGCCTTGGTAGCCCAAGCAGAAAGAGCGGCACAGGCTAAAGCCAAGATCCACTCACCTTCACACCTTTTCCGTGATGAAGTTGGTTGGTATATTGGTCTTGGTATTGCTGAAGGTATTGACAATTCAGCTCCAGTCGTTGCTGAGAGTCTTGGTTCAATTGCAAGTCAAGTTGAATCATTTAACGCTAGAGCTACTGCAATGTTAACCGGTGCTACTTCAAACATGGCTAGTCAGCTTAAAATGGAAGTCTTGCGTGATAAAACACCAGACGCCACGATTTCAGCACGTCAAGAAGCCTATGCTGCTCACTCAGCTGGCTTGCTTAATGATGTGATTGACGCTCTTGTGGACGTCAAGGAACAAATTGCACAAGGTCAAAACATGGTGCTTGACACTGGTGCTCTTGTAGGCGGCACAGTCAATAACTTTAATAATGCTATTGATACGATCAAAACGTTGAAAGGACGTCACAGATTATGATTACTAAAATCAAGGAATATATATCATTCGGCGATTTCAATAGTCGTGACGCCGGCTGGTATTTGCAAAAGCGTGAAGCACCAACCCCTGATGAAAAGGAAATCGTCGAGTCTATCCCTTATATGCAAGGGGAGCTTGACTTCTCAAGCGCTCTTGGTGAACGTGTGTTTGAATCAAGAGAAATCACATACGATTTCAAATTACCATTTACAACTTACGAAAATCGTAAGATTGCTGAAAGGCAGATTAAGTCAAGTATGGTTACTAAAACCCAGCGAAAATTAAGAGATACGCACGATAGACGATATTTCTGGATGGGCAAGGTTAAACACATCAAAGTAGCAGACGACCCGATTAAAAAAAATCTGGTCGCTACCATCGTGTTTAAATGCTATCCATTCGCATTTCACGAAGACGAATACTTCGATGATGTCTGGGATACATTTGACTTTGAAAACGACAATTCAACGTGGACTAAATGGTACTTAGGTTACGAGAAGAAGAAGACACCCGTTTATTTCGTCAACGCTGGAGATACATCAATCAGTCCAGTAATTATCTGCAGTGAAGACATCACGCTCAAAGACGCTAACGGGACAATTTACTACTTGAATAAGGGCGAGAACAAAGATTTTGCGCTCACGCTCGACATCGGTATCAATTATTTCGAAGCCCAAGGGAATGGAACGGTGGCAATGCACTATTCTAATGAGGCGATGGCATGACAGTATCTTGTGATAGCATTGAAATTTTCAACATCAGTAGCACAGGCTACGCTATTCGGGTTAAAGGCCTAAGGTCTAGTAATGGCATCTCTGGATTGCAAGTCCCAACCTGGTCAGAGCAGTCCGGACAAGATGACCTTGTCTGGTACGATGCTTTGCAATGGAGCGGTGATTGGTACTGTACTATCAATACAGTCGACCACAATAGCGACAGTGGTACATATCAATCTCACTTCTATGTGGTTACTTCAAGCGGCTCGAAAGAGTATCTTGATGGTAAAAAGATAACTGTTCCAGAGCGCCCGGCTGGCTTAGCGAAAAAAGCGGGCTATGCCATCTACTGGTGGCCTAGCTTTCTTGATAGACGCTGGGACAAGCTCAACCGAACTACGGCTACACGCAAGGTTATCCACGACCCATACAGCCCGAGAGGTAATAAGATCGTCCACGGTGAAATCAAACAAGCGGTTAACAGCATCCATGAGCTAGAGTTTGCAATCCCATTGGACCATACGATGTATCAAAAGATGGTTCAGTTTAAATCAATCATCGAAGTTGTCAATCTAAGAGATAACGAAGTTGAGTTTGTCGGTAGGGTTTTGACGATGGCTAACGAGATGTCAACTAATGGATTCGTTCAAAAAGTTGTCTGTGAGGACTTCCTGTCATATCTTCACGATTCTGCTCAATGGTTCCAGAAACTCCCTAATAAGGGTGCTGAGGACTATTTCAAGATAATCTTTGATTCTGCAAACGTTCAAATCGAGGAATTCAAACGAATAATTCCTAGAAATATTACAGTACACGGTAAATCAGACCGCCCTTTCCGCTATATTGGATATGATTCAAGCTGGGACACTGTGAGAGAGCGGATTATTAATAATATCGGCGGATATCTCACGCTAAGAGAGTTTAATACGAGATTGTATGTTGACTGGACTAAAGACATTGGAGTTACCAAAGAAAGCCCAATCAAGCTGGGCCAAAACATCAAATCTGCGAGCCGTGAAGTTGATTTTGACGGTCTTGCTACAATCATCGTACCGATTGGGGCGGACCTACAGAGCCAAAACCAAGGGCAAGAGGAAGATCAGAGTCCGGACGTGACACGGGCGCAGCTTGACATCCGAAGCGTTAATGATGGGAAAATGTATCTTGCTGATGAAGAATTGATAAGAGAGTTCGGGTTCATTCGGAAATCGGTTATCTGGACGGAAATCGACAACCCTAGTATTCTTTTGGCTCGTGGTAAGCAGTATTTGAGGAATCAGAAGATTGCACTGGCTAAATGGACGATTTCAGCAGTTGAGCGCTATTTGATTGATAGTCGATACAGTAAGTTTAGGATCGGGAACAAACACAAGATTATCAATGCGCCGTTATCAGGAATTGAAACGTTGCAAATTTTGGAAAAGAAAATTGATATACTCAATCCACAAACGGTTGATTTAACTATTGGCTCACAATCTCAGTCATTATCGGCGTATCAATTGCAAACGCAAGAAGCTGATAGCTCGATTGAAAAACTCAAGTTAGATCAGTCAATAGCTACCAAGCAGAAGAAACTTGAACAATTAAATGCTCAGTTGGCTGCTCTTAGGTCTGCTAGTCAGTCTAAACCTGTTGAACCAAAAGCTCCGACAGCTCCCGGCGCTAATGCGACGGAAGCTGAAAAAGCAGCATATAATCAAGCTCTTGCAGACTACAATGTCGCTAAGGCTGATTACGACGCTAAACTCTCAGCGTTTAACATGAGCCAGCAAGAGCGTGCACAGCGTATTAGTGAGTTAGAAGCTGAGATTGCTCGATTACGAAATGAATTAGGAGGTGCTTAATGCCACAAAGTGAAGCAGAGGGACGCTTGAATTTATATGATGATGTGACCCCTCTTGAGAAAACCAATAAAATCAGTGTCCTTGTGGACGCTATCCGTAAGAAAACAAAAGGGGCTGATGTTCGAGAAGCCATTGCTAGAGGTATGGAAATCACCTACGATGACGCTGCCAAGAGTGGAAACACAGATATGGAAGTCGTGAAGTCAAGGGATACGTATAACACACTTCCAGACCGACTCGACAACATGTCTAAGAATCTGGATGGTAAGGCCAGCACGAAATGGGTCGAGTCAAAACTCAATGCCATTTCGTCAAACGCTCCTAAGGCTGTCCTTAGTTCCCTCGAAGAAATCCAGCGTACTTACCCAAACGGTGCCAATGGTATTGTCGTAGCAAGCAACACAGGGAAATGGTATTACTTCAACGAGGGAGACCGTCACTGGAAAGAGGGCGGTGTCTATCAATCCAGAGGGCTAAATGTTGACGAAGTAACAGCCGATAATATTGACTTCACGGAATCAATCGAGCAACTTCTACGAGATAAGATTGAAGGCTCAGTATATCTTTGGAACAACACAGCCATCGGGGCATGGTCATCTAACGGATGGCTCCGATTTATGCCAATCCCAATTAAAAAAGGGTTTAAATACTATCTATCAAATATCCGTGGAATCTTCTCGTTTGCGATTTCAAGCGATGGCGGACGACTTGTTAAAAAGTTCTCTGAAACTGACGACTTAGTTACTACTGAGTACATTCCACCAGAAGACTGCATGCTATACGTATCTTCTAAACCAGACGAAACCGCAAGGGTTTTTAATGCCTCCCTTGAGGATCTGAAAAAAGCTAACGTTGACTTCTCAAATCTTCCAGACGGCTATATCTCTCTTAAAATTCCTAAATTGACGCTAGATGTTAAGCCCGAAGAACTCAGTTTTGTTAATGTTGTTAAACAATTGATTGACGAACGCACCTTCAAGGTCGGGAAGGCTTGGTCTGGTAGTGGAAACGGTACATACGACGCTGGTACATGGGGAATCTACCCTAAAATATATATGCAAGCTGGCGTGACTTACGGACTGAAAAATGTCCGTGGGGTGTTCACTCATTACTTTGACATTTCGGGTAAGAAACTTAAAACATTCTCTACTACAGACGTGTTAGTCAATCAAGATTTCACTCCCGAAGCTAATGGCTATATCCTTATTAGTCGCTTGACATCAGACGAACCCACAAAAGTTATCCAAGGCGGAAACGCTCAAGCTCACTATCTTGAAAACCTTGATTTTGGCTCTAGTGCCATTGCTTCAAAAGTGCCATTCGTCATGCCGGATACATCAAAAGTACAGTTTGGATCAGACATCACTGGCATTGATACGACTCAAGTATCAACGATTAATAACCTCGGATATATGAGCCCTATCAAGAAATGGGACAAGAGCCGTGGCTTTATTGACACAATCAACGTCTATGTTAAGGATGCGGGAACATACAATTTTGCCATTGGTAACATCGACCAGAATGATTTGATTGTTTCCCCTCGTGTTTTCCAGAAACAGCTTGCGGCTGGATATAACACACTGAATATTCGTGGTGAAGATAAGGAAATCTTTTTCGGTGAACAGTTATTCTTTGAATCTCATGATAACCGTGTGTACGCTTCCAAAGGTGAACGCAACTTGATTCAAGACGCTCAGCATGTTACTAGCAACGCTGGGTATTCTGGAAAAATTATGTACGAAACAGGGCAAGCTATTCCATTCAGCTACCGTGTAGCTAACGAGAGCGCCCTTGAAAAGGTTGAGACGCTGAAGCAGAAAACAGATAAAATCGAGCCTGTTGTTACAGAACTCGAATTGTTCAAGAAAACTCCGATGATTACTAGTCCGAATGGTACTAAGTTCCGTCTCTTGGTCGATAACAACGGTAATCTATCAACGGTTTCAAACATTCCTAGCCGTGTAGCGGTATTTGGTAACTCAATCTTGAGCCACCCTTGGCTTAAAGGTATGGGTATGGCTGCTAGTGCGCCAGATAAGGATTACTTTACATTGGTTAAGAACTACATCTTATCTAAGAACCCTAGCGCAGTAGTAGAGCGTGGTAATGGTGCGGATTGGGAATCCGACCCAAACAATCGACGTGGCACATTCGATACCAAAATGAAGCAATCACTAGGACAAGATACAGACATTGTTATTTTGCAATTTGGTGATAACTTGAATACTGACGAGAAACGCAAGAACCTTGAAACAGACATCCCTAACCTTATCAACTGGATTAGGGCGGCATCGCCTAAAGCTCTAATCTATTGGGTTGGTATTTACTACGCTTCACCAGACTTCGTTGAGCGAATCAAGCGTATCTGTGCGCCGCTTGGCGTTACATTCGTAGACATCTATCAGTATTCGAAGGATGCCAAGTACAAATCCGAAATGGGCAAGGTGTTGAGATTGCCAGACGGGTCTAACTACACTATTACCAACGCTGGTGTGGCGAGCCACCCGGGCGATTTAGGGCACAAGGCTATTGCGGACGAGATTATCAAGAATTTCTTGTTTTAAAAATGGGGGTTAAATAAAAGAGGTACAGTACATTGAACGTTTCTGAGCTAATAGCTCACCTAGCCCCCACCGTTGGGGTGGTTGCGACTGGTTGGTTTGGGATGAAAGCTAGCAAGTCAGCTAACTTAAACAAAGAGCAATTCAGTGAGCTTAAAGGAGAGTTAAACACTATTCAAGAATCGGTTGAAGTCGTTCAAGATTTAGGTAAATTCAACGGCGATAAAATCAACGAGTTAAATGACAAGCTGGTAGTGCATGATGAAGCACATTTGGTAACTATGTATTTGCGCTTAGAGCGTGACATTACCACAGAATTAGAGCGTGGATATACCACTGTCCACAATTCGGACGTGATCCACAAGATGCACTCCAGCTATAAAAAATTAGGTGGCAATGGGTACATTGATGCCCTTTATAAAAAATACATTAATTTAGAAGTGAGGAATTAACATGAAAATTAACTGGTCTATTCGTTTTAACGCAAAAAACAAAGCATTTTTGTACCGTGTAGCGCTTGCAATTGCACTACCTATCTTGACTTACTTTGGGATTAATTTCCAAGATTTGACAAGTTGGGATGCGGTATTCAGCTTATTTGGTAAGTTTGTATCAAACCCTTATTTGGTAGGTTTGACAATTGTAAACATCTTAAATATCATTCCAGACCCAACTACCAAAGGTCTCGGAGATAGTGAGCAAGCTTTGAGCTACCACGAACCACGAAATGATAAGGAGGGTTACTAATATGGCAACAGATAACGACATCATTCAATTTGCAGAAGACCTAGCTAATGCTGGGATCGGTACCGATGCAGACGGATCGTGGGGAACTTAACAAACTGGGTTCCTAATCCCGAGAATTGCTGGGACACCCTGAAGCTATGAAGGCTACAACGCAACCGGTAACGGTAAACGTGACACGCTTAAAAACATTCATAGTTGGGCAATCAGCAGCCGAGCCTCCTTGGTAAAAGAGGAGGAAGGTTCAACGACTAAGTGCTTGCAATCGCAAGACAGCACGGGACGTTTGTGGTATAATGGAGTTAGACGACAAAGGAGGGCTAACCCATGCAGACGATTGAAAATAAAGAGATTGGCGTTACTTTCAATTATTTAAAATTGCTAAAAATATCTGGCAAAGATAAAAACGGGAAGAAACTTGGGATATTCAAATGTACTTTGTGCGGAAATGAAAAAGAAATGAGGATAACCGAAGTAAGGAACGGATATTCAAAATCTTGTGGGTGTCTTTCAAAACTCAAAAACAAAGAAAGACTGAAAAAGCACGGGCTGACTGGAACGAAAACCCATAGCGCTTGGAAAGCGATGCGACAAAGATGCACAAATCCAAACTATTCAAGTTTTCACCGATACGGCGGCCGTGGTATAACTTATGCTGATGAATGGGAAGACTTCTCCCAGTTCTATAAAGACATGGGAGAACCGCCTTCTAGCAAGCATCAACTGGACAGAATAGACAATAATGGGAACTACTGCAAAGAAAATTGCAGATGGGCTCTACCTCAAGAAAACTGCAATAATAGAGGTGTTTACAAAAATAAAACTGGTTACACCGGCGTTAGTGAAAATACTAGCAAGGCTGGTCGGTATTCGTCTTATTTTTGTGTAAATAGAAAACATATCCAAGTTGGAACTTTCTCAACTCCAGAAGAAGCATACAAAGCCAGAATTGAAGCGATAAAAAAATACAATAAAGAAAATAATGCCAACTTAAAATATATAGAATTCGAAGAATGTCACAAAACGAAGATATAGTCTCATCTTACGTGAAAGCGTAAGCTCATAAAAGAGGGAGCACGTTATACAGTCAATCCAAGAAATTGTTTTGAGGAGAGACGTGCTTTTAAGATAATGCAATGCGTTGACCTGCCTAACTCTATCTCAATTAACTTCTTTGGCCGTGCTCTTTGGGGTAACGCCATTGACTTACTAAACTCAGCGGCAGCAGCAGGCTATGAGGTCGAGTATAACCAAGAAGGCAACCTTGATAGTCGCCCACGCCGTGGGGCTGCATTCGTCATGGATACTACTTACATCGCAGGGCATCCATACGGGCATACTGGTCTGGTTATCGAAGATTCAGACGGCTACACTATGCGTACTATCGAGCAAAATATTGACGGCAACGCTGATAGCTTGTATATTGGTGGGCCTGCTCGTTACAATACACGCAATTTTGACGGTATTGTAGGTTGGTTCTATTTCCCAACAGATAACCAAACACAAGCCCCTGCACCAACACCGACCCCGTTTGATGGTATAATTACTATTAACGAGGAAACCGGAACATTCACAGTTGAAGTATCAGCTCTTAACGTTCGAGCTGGTGCCGGCCTAGGTGCTGAAATTGTGGCAGTCTATGGTGCTGGTGAAACTATCAACTATGACGGCTGGTGTGACGTTGACGGCTATATCTGGATTAGCTACATTGGCGGTTCTGGAAATCGTCGCTATGTCGCAGTCGGACAATCAGAGAATGGCCGCCGTGTAACGTCATTCGGTTCATTCACTTAAATTGTAATTAACAGACCACGAATCAAAATAAAACAAAAAGGAGTATATCACCTCCCCTCAGACTGCAATAGGGATACCATGGCAGTAGTGGTCGAGCCTCAGCGTTTGCTGGGGCTTTTTTTATTTGGTATAATACATCTAGGAAAGTGCCAGCAACTCTACGGGGTCTGGTGCGTTTTTTATTTTTTTGTTATAATGTTATTGGTTTTGATGAATAAGTACCGCTTTCGAGCGGTTTTTTATTTGTTATAAATTTCGATTGTGTTATAATGAATATCCATCATAGGCAAAGAGCCATGAGTTAGTCTCATAGCTCTTTTTTTATTTGTGATTTCCAAAGATAAGTGATACTATAGTCAGTGGAATACTTGGCGTCTTTCGATGAATATTCTCGAACTGCCCTCGACTTTTAGTCGGGGTTTTTATTTTGTATATAACGTTAGACATTTAATCTAAATAAAGGTACACTATATATGTACTTTAGGCGGTTACGTGCCGAATGTTTTTTGTTTTTTCATGACGCTTGGTAGCTCATGCTGCCAAGTCTTTTTTATAAAAAGGGGGCAAATAAGGGGCAATAAGTGT